ATGCCCTTCTTGACCACCTTGTTGGCGTTTCGCACATCATAGCCAGCGTTATTCATCTCAGCGATTATCTCGGGCCGTGCGTAGTCAGCCACGATGGTGACGTGCTTCTCGATGTTGAGGTTGCCAATCTTGTCGATGAGGTTGGTGGTTGTCAGGTAGCTCTCGTATATGACCGGCTCGATGTAGATGTCATTGTCGCAATAGTAGACCCTGATGAGGGCAGTCGGGTGATTGTATCCGAAGTCGAGCCCATACACAAAGTTCACGAACCTTGCTGGGCGATGCTTCACGAATGACCAGTTCGAATAGATGTTGCTCTTGCTGATGGCTTTCTCACCGAGCGCATAGATTTGATACAGCGACTCATCGGTGCGCTTGAGGTCCTCAATCTGACGCTTGATGCTTTCGGGAAGGAATGGGTTGTCTTTGTAGGTTGACTTGATGATGATGCTTTCATCCATCGGCAGCTCATACAACCAGGATGCACTCTCACTCGGGTTGTAGTCGAAGATGAGCTTTGTCTCGGTCCTCATGTTCAGCTGCTGAAAATCTTCGAACCACAGCTCATTGGCTTCATTGCACCAACCAAGGTCACGCTTGCGCCCTCGTATCTTCTGCTCATCATCCACGCTGAAGAACTCCACGATGCTTCCATTCGGGAAGGTGTAGATGTGCTCTGACTTGTTGTGGCTGCTCACCTCATAAATCTCCATCTCCTTCATGATTTCAAAGAAGTCACGCATCACCGTTGCCCTGAGAGCTGGGAAGGTCTTGCGAACGATGCTGACCACCTTGCCAGGATTCTGCAAGCAGTACACCACGATCATTTGGCAGAGCGAGTAGGTCTTGCTGGATCGGCTGCCACCCTCATTGATGATGAACCTGATGCTCGGGTCAACCAGGGCTGTGAAGTTTTTCTCGAAGATGACAGTGCTGTCGATTGTGATTTCAGCCATAGGTAAAGTTTAGGCAATACGAAAGCCATACAAGAGTTTTCCCTTATATGACATTTCTACAAATATAGTAAATAATACTATTCAGTAGCTTTAATTATATTCACCTTCACCTCGGAGATAGTTTGCCCTCCAGAGGTCACGTCAGTTTTTTCAGTCAGACCATTCAGTCGCTGAGTGATGGATGCATTGAACTGCCCAACCATGCCGCCCTGAATCTGGTCATTGCGGATTTCATCGCTTATGCGCGTGCAGATTGTAGCAAATGCTGAATATCTCCCATCCGTATTTGCGAAGTAATCATTCACAACAAGACCCTTATCATGACAAAACACTCTGAATCCGCTAATTGTTAACGGAGGCTCCAGTGGAATCGGTTCAGCCTTCCCAGTCTTATTTGAGAGGGCATATGAATATCGTGGATTGTCCTTAACATACTTTCTGTACTCAACAAAAAGCTGATAAAGGTCATCCGGTGTTTCGAAGTTTCTTGGTCTACCAGCCATTATATAATTTTTAATCCTTTTAGTTTACTTTCTGCCCAATCAAGTCCGGTTTTGCCACCCCACAGAAGGAATGAAACGTATCCGCAATCTTCTGGTGCTGCATCATCGAATGTTGGTTCTGCCCTGGATAGGTATGAGTACATCCTTTTGATTGTGTCGATTGAAATTGGCTCCTTATTTGCGAGCTGCTGTCCTCTGACCTTGCCGACTTGTGTGGCGCACTTGTTGCCGAGCTCTTTGTTGAGTTCGATGCCTCTGCGTGCGTTGTTTCTCACGCTGTCGGGATAATCGGAGTAGCTATCCTCTGCGAATGCTGCCATGTATTTACTCAATAGGGCCATTTGCTCGTTTACGTTTTTTTTTTGGTTTAATTACTTTCGGAGCTTCAGTCTGCTCATCTGCCTCGATGCCTTCATATCGGATTGTCTCCTTTTCAAATAGATATCCGAATCCTATGCTGACATAGTAGTCATATTTATTCATATCTATATTGTCAACAACCACGGTTATGTTTCCGAGAGCGGTGTTTTTCATTAGGGTCATGCCTTTGTATTCATCTTTTATCTTCATTGTGTATGGTTTTTAGTGTGTTTTTTATCTCTGTGATTAGGTAGTGAGCTGATGTCACTGGGATGTTGAAGTACTCGGCCATTGATCGTGCTGTTGTGAAGTTCTTATCGAAGTAAGCCTTGGCCACTGCAATCTTGACGTTGTCTGTCAGCCCATCTCGGTAGATGTCCACCGATGACTTCCACCCCTGGTATTGCTGTTCGATTGCGATTTTGTAGTTCAGGTCCTCCCCATCATCGAAAGTGTCAGGAACTGCGATTTCTGATGCCAGGATTCGCTCATCTTTGTAGCTGTCGACATTTTTCCAAATCACCTGACGCTTGATTGAGTTCAGTATATAGCTCTTGACCTTCCCGACATCCTCTGTATTGTCATTGATTTCGATGCAGTGCAGATATGCGTTGGAGATGACCGTATCGATTGTGAGTTTCGGATTGTACTTGGAGCAGAAATACCTGGTGTATCGGTATAGCTCCTCGTAGTGAGATGATATGTAACGGTCAAGCGTTGCCTTCATACCAGTTGATGAATTCTTTGTACCAAATTTTGCGCCTCAGCTGGGAGCAGAAGCATTCACGGTCAGGCATTCCGGTCTCGGTGACCTTGATGCGCTTGAGCACGTTCAGCGTTTTCTTGCTGTATCGCTCTGTCTCGGGCATTTCCCTGACTGCTGTGATGATATCTATTTGCTCTCTATCCATTCGCTGATGATGTAGGCACCCATCGCTGTGATTGCTGCCGTATATATATTGCCTGAAAGTATCAGCGCAGTCCAAAATGACGTACACTTCCAGCAACCGAATGCAGCATGAATGTAATCACCGAGCTTCCCATTGGGAATCACCTTGATGAATAGTAGGTCGATGACCCAGTGCAGAGGCTCGAAGTTGGCGATGAGCCATCCGAGGGCGAGGTATGATAGTATCAGTTCCATACGTCAAAGATAAGTTTAAAAATCAATATGATAGCCACTGTGGTCACGAGTATCATCGTGGCGAGTGCTGCGCAGTATTCTTGGTCAGGTCTCATTGTTCTTGTTTAAAGGTTTTGACTTCTGATTTGAGCCTCTCAATATACAGCGTGGCATCCATCAGCTCCTCCTGGAGATGGTTGAGCCAATCGGTGAGGCTCAGGTCATCACGATCTAAAGTGCGCCCATACTTCTCGATGCCGAGCTGGCTGCGCTCATAATACTTGCCAAGCACCTTGATTAGTATTGTGTCTTGTATTTGCTCTTCCATTAGTTAAGGCTTGACCATTGTTCATAGAATTCATCAGCAGTCACTTCCGAGATGTGCACCTCATCTGATAAGGTAATCACGATGCAAGTGTTGACACCTGGCATCATCTTGAATAAATCATCGACTCTTGCAATTAGCTTATCGAGGTTGTCATTCTTGCTTCCTATGTATGCAATAAAGTACTTCATTTCATCAGGAAGTTGAAGGCTTGGATATAGAACTCATCACCCACACCTTGACCCCTCATAAATCGGGTGACAGTATAGTAATTGAGATTCATGTCCTCAGCCAGGTGAGTCATTCGATATCTCTTGGAGATTCGGGACCTCAATTCCTTGTGTATGAAGTCCCGGATATTCTCCCCATCAGAAAGGTAGATCGTCATCGATTTCATCTGATATTGGTGTTGATGGTGCTGCTGCATCGATTCGGATATCCCAAGCATTGAGGCTCACATAATACTTGCCGTTGTACTCTCTGCCTCTCAGGTCGAACTTGACCTCACATTCTTGACCGACTTTGGCTCCATCCAGGAATCTCACTCGCTCATTGACTGCTTGAAATTGTACCAGCTGTGGATACTTGTCACCGATTGAGAGAACAAATTCTCTGATATTCATCTTCTCACTCACTTGTCTGGCTTCACCGATGTGGTGAATGGTGCCTTTTGCTTTTAGCTCTTCCATTTTACTTGTTATTTAGTTGTTCATAATATTCGTGATATAGGTCTGATGCTTCTTTAAGGCGAGCAACCATCTTGGCCTCAATATCTTCATCTCTATCGTACCAGAGAGCTGTGATGCGCTTCTCAGGATTGATGTGGTCGACTCTGTGCAGCTGGAGATTCTCGTATTCATTAAGGAATTCATCCCAGGTGGTGACCATGCAGTAGATGAGCTCAGCACATGGCTTGTTATACAACATCATGTAAGCACGCAGCTGCCATTCATAGAGTGGATTGACAGCATCTTCCATCAGTGCCGGGAATGTATCCAGTGACCATGATGTTTTGACGTCAATTACTCTTGACTCGATGACAATATCAGCAGTTCCGATGAGATAGTCATTCTCAATGGTCCATTCATTCTTTACATAGTCAGTGAATCTCACCGAGTTGATGAGGTTGATGGACTCCAGCTCTTGCTCTCTACCTTTCCAGATGTATTTGTTGTTGAGTTCTGTGGTGTAGTTGTAGAAGTCCTCCTTTGCACACTGCTTGATGTAGCTCTTGGCTGTTTCTCCGATGCTGTCCTTGGCTCTGCCATTGGTCATCAGCTTCCCGATTTGCGATGGATGCCATTTCATAGTGCGAGCATTTTAGATTGAGCTTCAGTGAGTGCATAGTTGGTGGCCAACTGCTGTGCTGTGTACTTTCCAGCTTCGATTGATTCGAGTGCTGATTTGAATCGCTCTGCATTAATCGTTGGCTTTCCTTTCTGTGAATCTGCTGCACCATTGCCATCATCATCTACGGCTTGAAGTGATAGCAGTGACTGCAAAGTACCTCTTCTGAAATAAGTGACGGCAGCGAGCACCTTTTGGGGGTCTGTGATGACTGGAAGGCTCATGAATGACTCGATTATCTCACCAGAGTCGATATCGATGATACGAGTCACCACATCATTGCCAACCACTGGCTGCAAGAGTAGCAGTCCATGCTCGTGGAGAATAGGCTCCACCGTTGTGAGCAGCGCATTGATGTCAGCATAGCTCTTTTTGAAATGTGGATTCGTTGCATTCTTAGCAACCTTTCCGATTTGCTGCTTGGCAGCGTGCAATTTTTGCCAAATGTTCATTGGCTCTGCGAGTGTAGCCTCCGCTTTTTTTGTAGTCATAATTGTTGTTTTTGTTGTTTTGAATTGTAAATATACGCTTTTATTTGATTGATTCGCAAAACTGCTCATAAAAATTTAAGAATCCTTCAAAATCTTTTGCAATAACATACACACCACCAGCCTCTTCGATGGCTTTCTGGTATGCTTTCTGCACATCTGACTGCCTATCCTTGCCATACTTGACCTCAATCTTGACTGAGCGGCCCTTGATCGTTGCGGAGATATCTGCCGAGCCTGGTGTTCCGGTTCCCTTGGTCCACTGACCACCGATGGCGACTCCATCAGTGCGGTATTTTTTGCGATAGACTCCCATCGTATTGATTCTCTCCGCTTGGCAGTTGCTAAACTGAAGGAATGCGATGATGGATTTAGTCAGAGCATTGGCTGAGTTGTCATTCCATTGGTCCAGGGCAATCAGGTGCGGTGGAATGGTTGTATACTTTTCCATCTTGTGCTTGAGCTGGAGGTCTTTGAGCATTGCTCGGTGTTGTCTTGTCATTGTTTCGCTTTTTCGTTTAGTTCATCCCAAATATCATCAGATTCTGGAGTCGGTTTGGCAGTTCCCGAATCGAGAATGAAATATCTGCCGTTGTGATTGCGACCTTTGGTGACATTATAGCCTTTATAATCGGCATACGACTGCACCCATTTCAGGAATCTGCGTGGCTCGAGCTCCTTGAATGAGGTAAATTCGGAAATGAATTCTTGTATCTTGGTTCCGTTGTAGTAGTACACATCCAGAGCGAGGTTGCCCTCTTCAGCCCAATCAAAGAAATCTTTGCAAGTTGCCTGGATGAGTCGCTTGGCATCTGCGTTGATGCTGATGGCTTTCATCAATCCATTTGTCAGGTACTTTTGTAGGTTCTTGACCATGTAGTTGTCGAACTTGAGCCAATCCTCATCTGCCCAGGAGTCGAATAATAGGCGACCATACTCATCAAGTGGGCTGCGCTTGGAATGGAAGTACTGATAGAACTCCAGCTCATGCCTTCTGCGATCATGAGAAGAGCCAGCACCACTGATGACATAGTTGGTGGTGATGACAATCTTGGGTGAGCGGTTGAATGGGATAAAAATCTCATCCTTATTCTTTCGATTCACGGTGATTCCCTCTGTGATGAGGCTGAAGAGCTGCTCGAAGTCGAATGCCTTTCTTACGTCATCGAATGCAAGTATCTGAGTGTCCAGGTTCACTCGCTGATAAACGAAATCAGACTTTGATGGGTTGAAGCTCTTGCCATCTATCTTGACCACTCTGCGCAGATTGTTCAGTGCTGCCAACATCAGTGACTTACCTGAGCCTCCATTCGGGTTGTCATCGATTTCTTGGTCATTGAATATGATTGCCTTTTGGTCAGTCTTGTCTTTGAATGTGTGCATCAGGTAGCCAAGGGTTGTCTCCAGTGCATCGACTCTTCCGCTGTCATCTGCTGATACCTTGCTAACGAAATCTTGGAAGTCATTTGTGCAGTCATCCAGCTTGGTGAAATCTCTGTCGATGATTTGATTCTCCCAGATATAGCCATCCACATCGATGTAGCTCTTGAGCTCCACTTTGCTCTTAGATATCTTGGCCACTCCATTCTTGAATGGGATGTATGAGGAGCTCTTGCTATCCTGAAGCATCAGTATGTTGATACTGTCAATCATATTTATGAAGTTCTCATTAAAGAGAAACGCATTCCTCGAGCAGTAGTTCCACACATCCATCTCACCCTTTCCTTGCAGATAGGTAAGCACAAAGTCCTTGATTTGTTCTGCTGATGATATTCTGACCTTGTTTTCTTTGACTCTCACAAAGGTTGGCTTCTCAGCATTCTCAGGATAGTACTTGTTGAATCCGTTCTTGACCAAGAATTCAGCGTAATTTGATGGCTGAATCGTGATGCCACCCTTCTCATTGACTGACCAGAAGATATCATCACCTGTTTGTATCTCTTTTTTTATGTCCTCAATGACATCCTCTCGCACGTTCAGCTGTTTCTTGATGTCATGGTCAGCCACACCACTCTTGAGCTTCTGTCGTACCTTTTGGAAGGTATCCTTATCTTCGAAGTACTTGATGCCATAGGAGGCTTTCTTGTATGCCGAGCGCACGGTTGTCACCATCTCTTGCTCGGTGAAGCTGGTGCCTTGAGCATACTTGGTGAATATGTACTGCTCTGCTGTATCCTTACTGATGCCATACTCGCACAGTACTGCTGCCAATTTAAACACAAACTCATTGCGACTGCCATCGGCAAATCGACATCCGTGGTCGAACTTCTCAATCAGGTTGATGATTTTATCCTCATCAGACAGAATGCAAGTGGGGGTTCTCTCGGTGTAGCTGAAGCCCTGGTCTTGCTCGATGCCCTCATAGACTTGACAGAACTCATTGAAGTAGATGTCAGGGTCATAGGATTCAAAGCACACCCGACTGACGTTGCTATTCTTGGTGTCGAAGTATTCGCTGTCGAAGTACTTGCCGAATGCTGTGAATCTGCGCTTATGCTCTACCTTATCAGACTTTGGGATTCTAATGACAGCTTTGAGACCATTCCCACTGGGAGAGGTGAACACCATCATCACATGGGGGTCAGCAATCAGCCGCTTGCGTTCATCCATCATTAGCTTCTTGGTTGGATATTGGTCAAAGTCCAGGATGCACAGACCAGAATGCTCAACCAGGCTGCTGTCATTTCGCTCGGTGAATGTCCCATTGAACATGATTGCATTCAGTGATGACTTGAGGCGGTCATGCTCTGGGTCAGCCTTCTCGAGTGATCGTATTGTTGCCACCTTTTTGATGAGCTCTGGATTGCCGAGTCTGATGCGGTTGTACACATCCTGAATGGACAGCTCAAATGGGGTTTCTTTAATGTTAAATAGTGATTTAAAGATTGAAACTTTCATAAATTGTTGTTAGTTGGGCTATAAATATACGCATTTCGTGACGCTAATTAGCTCTTTCGTGACGCTGCGTGACGGTAAATATGCAAATCATAAGGGTTAAAAAGCTGACTCTGTGCGACTTAACGTTTTTCCGTGACGGTGACGCTCTCAAAAATTTTTTGCTCTTGGTGTGTTTGGCAATACTCTGCAAATCGGTATATAAGAGAATGTGTCATACCGTCACGCTGTACATACCATTCTTGATGTCATCTTGGAGCTTTCTGAACTCCCAAAATGAGCCACATTGCATCACATCGTGAGCTATACTTCTTGTGATGGGATAGTTCAGAGCGGTGTATTGCTCGAATTTTTGACGCAGCTCATCTGTCATCTTGAGATACAACCTATCCTTTTTCATGTTATTGGCTTGCTTGAGGCCATACACTACTGTTGAGTGGTCCAGTCCGAATAGTTCACCGATTTCTACCAGCGTGAGCTTGTGCTTCCTCAAGAATGTGAATAGGTAGAATCGCTGATATGTTTTGTATCGTGCACGATTATCAGAGCCAGGATAATAGGCCAGGTCTCTTGCTTTGATTTCAACGTTGATTTGTTCGATTAGTTCTTGAATTGTCATAACGGTAGTTGCTTTAAGATTTTGTGTATATTATTATTGACTCAACATCGCAATCCTCATTGTAACAAGTCATATTGTATACATAACCAATTTGGTCATCAATTCCATACTCTTCATAGGTGTGATTCCCTTCTATTATTATTTCTTCATTACACATTGGACATTTCATAACGGTAGTTGTTTTAAAATTTTATATAGTACATTGACAACAATTGAGTTGCCAGCTTGCTTGTATGCTTGTGAATCGCTTACCTTCCAGGTGAATGTATCTGGGAAGTCCATCAATCTGAAGCATTCTCTTGGTGTGAGTCTGCGGATTGAACCTTTGTTGAGTGTAAATTGACTCATGTTGTTTGATTCGATTGTTTGTGCGACTCCCTTTCCGACTCTTCCTCTTCTTGTTTCTGAGTTTATGTTTTTTAAATTGATTGAATCACCTTCAGTGGCTTGTTCGTATCCTTTGGTTGTGGCTGATTTGATTCTTAAAAATTGACAATCTCTATTTGATTTCCAGTAACCGGATTTAATTGTTCTTGATTCATTAGGCAAATCATTTTCTAAAATTTTTGAATTTACATCAAATGTTGTTCCTTCTGTTCTCAATAGATATTCAATTTTAGTGTCACTCAAAAAATACTTATCATCAACAGCAAGCTCCAGCACATCCTTCAATAGTTTGGTCAAATGCTCTTCTCGTGGGAATTGGAATTTATTGTCTTGATCGTCTCTGATTCCAATCAAGAAAACTCGCTCACGATTCTGCGGTACACCGTGCTTTTTTGCATTGAGAACTTGCCAATACAAATGGTATGGAACTGCGTCATCGTGTGGGAATAGAACTGGAACTCCGTTGACTGATTTTCCTCCAAGCATATTCACCCACTCCTGGAATGTCCTTCCGCCATCATCAGAGAGCAATCCTTTGACGTTCTCGAATATGAAGAATCTCGGCTTGTTTACCTGAATGAACTCGTGTGAGTTGAAAAACAAGATTCCTCTCTTATCCTCTTTGCCGAGTCTCTTTCCAGCCAAGCTGAATGCCTGACAAGGCGGTGATGTCATGTAAATATCGAGTGAGTCGGTTGGAATCTCTCGGTCATATACGTTGGTTGGATAGTACTTTGGCTCGCCATAGTTGTGGATGAATGTGTCTCGTGCATATTTATCCATATCACAGGCAAACTCTTCTTCGTAATTTACTCCTAAACGCATTAGAGCTTGGTTGAATGCTCCTACACCACTGAAGTCTGAACCTACTCTCATACCGGTGTTACTTTAAATTTGCCATCATTGAATCGACCCGTTTCAATCAGGTCCATCTTTTTCCAATAGGCCAGCCCTTTGCTGGTGAATATCCACTCTTGCACCAATACTGGGCCGATGTGGTATGTTAGTTTGAATCTCATTTTGTTAGTTTTTTAAAATCAACACTTTCTGAATAATACCCATTACTATCTCCATACCATCTAATATCAACGAATCCTTTTATAGTTGCGAGCTTGTAAAATGTCCATGTAAATGAATCTTGATATTCTGGCTTTTCAACATTATCTGGATTCTCATCTAAAAATGTTAACTCTTCAGCAATCAATATAGGTGAGCCAATTAAATCATTGATATCACCATTTATATCATCAATTACTACTGATTCACAACAATCTTGTTGGTGATACATTTTGTACATATCACCATTGTCACAAGTGAAAATAATTTCATCTTTCTCCATATCGACATCTATGTTTATTAATGTCTTACCAATTAATTCTGTTATTTCTGTATAGCTCATATCTCTTGCATTTTAATTTCACAAATTCGGTTATATAGATCGTGGTCGAATGATGTCCAGAATCGGTTGCGCTGGTAGTGGCTAAACGCACCACCACTCGTCATCGTCCTCTCTGGGGTCATAGTTGTAGCACTCGAAGGCGAACTCGTGGAAGTTATCGGTTGCGCTGTCAAGAAGTTCTTGCATTGCCTCATCGCACTCTTGAAGGGTGAGGTCCTGGTGCCACTCTGTTGATTCAATTGTCCATTCTTCATAATTGTTGTTTTTGTCATAGCTGTAATTTAGTTTTATTGTGCCGATTTGCTCATCATCATAGCGATTGAACACATCAACAATGATGCTGTTGGCTGAGGCATTCGATGACTCTTCTGAAAACCAATACTTATTTTCCATATTTGTCGT